TACAAACGAATGGAGAATGGATTCAGTTTGTTTGGTAAGTATTACAGAGGACTGTGGGATTGAAAGAACTACTAAACATCCTACCAAAGTTATTAGAGTTGATGCCAGGAATTGTAAAGTTCCTGAAGTATATTCCTATTCTGATGATTTTGGGTGGTATTGGTTATGGTATAATGTATTGGTCACAAAATTATAAAGATCCATATAAGTGTTTCAACAATGAAGTTTATGAGCAATTACGAGTCGATTCCGATGTTTATGTGTTCAAAGGCGGTTATTGTATCACATGTGAAGAGAAGAAAGACTAAATAAGAATACTGGCATCACACACAATCCGCCAGTATAACACACACAGGAGTAACATATGAGTAATCTCACACCTTTCGAGATACGTCTCGAATTATTGAAGATGGCAAAAGACATGTTAGTCGAGGAATATTTCGGCAAACGTGATGCAGTATCCCAAGATTGGCAGATAAAGGTCGAAGTCGCTAAACTACAAGGCGGCGTTGTAATACCAGACCACCCACCGATGCCACCTTATCCCACAGAAAATGATATCATTGCCAAAGCACAAACGCTTAATGGTTTTGTATCAAACATTCAATCCGTAGATAAACCGAAATCAAAATCGTCTACCTGATGGGAACGAGAGCACTTCGGTGCTCTCCTAACTAACAAGGAGAAATAATGCGTATTCTAACAATACTAGTCAGTGTATTTTTCACTGCATTTATTTTATTTTTTACACAAGGGATGGCAGAAGCTAAAATCCCTACAAAACTCAAAGTGACTTATCATCAATTGAGTCCAGAAGCACAGGAGCAAGTTGAATGCTTGGCACATAATATTTACTTTGAGGCAGCAATGGAACCCCCTGAAGGGCAGATTGCTGTCGCATTCGTTACCCACCATCGCATGAAGAGTGGTAAGTATCCTGACACCTATTGTGGTGTTGTCAAACAAAGACTTGGCGAGGTCTGCCAGTTTTCTTGGTGGTGTGATGCGAAAGCAAATTACAAGTCAACCAAAAAACTCTTGACAACTGAGTCGAATTCGTTGTATAATAGTGTATTGAATAGAGCAGTGTACTTCTATGTTCATCATGATACAATGAAAGACCCATCCAAAGGAGCTCTATTTTATCATGCAGATTATGTTAATCCTGGTTGGAGCAACATGAGGACAACGGCAGTTGTAGGAAGACACATTTTTTATAACCGAGTAAAACATAAGGAGATTTGATTTTGGTTACCGCAAAGACAGATAATACGACAGCAGTAGAAAAATCTAAACCGCAGTATCATTATGCGACTAATTTTTCAATAACTGTAGTTCTATTGGCTGCCATAGTTTCGACATGCATGTATTATTTGAATGATCGAAAACTGATGGCAGCAAACATTGAGAATGCTATTACAAAAGGTATTGACCCACTATCTGTGCGGTGTTCGTATGCACGTGATTACGATGTCATTTGTGTAGCATATGCAGCAACTAGTTCTAAAAAATAACTTACAGGAGATATATTATGAATAAGCTTGGCGGATATCACAGTGATTCACGTAGTAACTATAGTTTTAGTTTTAGTGACAATGATGGTAAACATGTATCAGTATCATTTGGTGCTGAACCTGACTATGATTTGGATATAATCTTTCAAGAGTTTCGAAACTTTTTGATTGCAACTGGTCATGAGGTTGAGAATGAAATTGGGGAAATACATGCGTATGATGAATCACACGAAGATGATGACGATGATTATGCACAAAGTTGGGGTAAGGAGGCAGATGACATTTTATTGGAATCCATAGATGCGATGAAACAACACCAATCAGCAGACAAGTTTTCGATGGAGAGTTTCCCTAACAACGGATGGCCATTCGGTGGTTTGACTACAGCATCGATGCCTCGTTTGACTACCACTGACTTTGCATCATTGACACCAAACCAGTTTCCAACGATGGCACCGTTGACACAGGAGCAAGTTCAGTCGTGGACTTTATCATCGATGGATATTCAAGCATTGACATCTGCTGACCTTTCAAGATGGACAGTTCCATCACCAGGTACTATCGGTGGAGCAAAGGTATCATTACATGGTGGTGGAGGCATTTACAAATAATGCCAACAAAAGATGAGATGATGAAGTTCGCATTGGCGATTGAAGATATGATTGCCAATACGGACTACACATATTTGGAAGCTATCTGTGAATACTGCAAACAAACAGGACTTGAGATCGAGGTTGCCGCAACACTGGTCAATCCAAATCTCAAGTCTAAGATGCAGGAACAAGCAGAGAAGTATAACCTAATCAAAGGAAAGAGTAATAGATTACCCATATGACAGGATATGAAGCTTTTTGTTTATACTCCTCACTCAAACTCCACTTCACACAAGAATCATACGATTACTTCAAGTATTATGGTAAATCGAAAACCAGTGTAGAGGCATTTGAGAATAGAAAGGATAAGTGGCACTTTTATAAACTCAGTCGGAGGTTTTCGAATGCTGAACAAGGTAGAGATTTTATTATTGCTAATCTTCTGCGTGATTCTGATGTATGGATTGGATATTTACTGACGAATGATGCAGATGTAGTATATCGTGATAGACAGAAGGTAATACAGTCGTTGACCTATACCTTCACCAATGATATTGTACCAATAATGAACCATAAGAACCCTGATGAGCTATTAATGGTGCCACCTAATGGATATCCAGTATTATTGTCTATGATATTGTATGGTGACATTTCATTGGAAACTGGATGTATACTTAATGCTATATTGAACTTCTTGCCGATGTGGGACAGAAAGGTAGTGGATACGATCCATTATCCAAATCTCAGTTTGAGGATGAAGAAGTATACACCGTTCATTCCTTTCGAAGTGACAAAATACAAACTATTACTGAAGAAAGAACTACATGAAAATACAGAAACTTTACCTTGATATGGATGGTGTTCTGTCTGATTTTGCTAAAAGATATAAAGAACTCTACAAGTTGCAACCCAAGTCAAGTCGTGAACGTGGTGAGAAGCACGATGACAATTGGAACTGGTTTGTTGAGGGTAAGAACTTTGAGAGTCTTGAACAGTATGCTGGTTGCGTCGAGTTGCTTGAGTTTATACGCACCCTAAATATATCAGTGGAGATACTCTCATCATCTGGTGGGTTTATTCACCACGAAGAGGTAAAGAAGCAAAAGAAGATATGGTTGAAGAGGCATGGTATTCTCTATACTGCGAATATTGTTCCTGGTAGACACCTGAAAAAAGACTATGCTAAACCTGATGTTATTTTGATTGATGACACACAAGATGTTATCGATGATTTCAATGCGGCAGGAGGTATAGGTATTCTTCATAAGGATATACGGCAAACTATATCGATTCTTCAGGAGGTGCTTGACACCGAAGAGGAAGTATTATATAATGATAGAGTGGATAAGACGCAACACATTCACGTAAACACTAACTATACGAGGTAAATAAATGAGCGATTTTTCAAAACTTAAACGCAACAGCAATTCATTCGAGAAGCTTACCAAAGCAATCGAATCGACATCAACAAATGTAGAAGCAGGTTCAAAAGAAGATGACCGTTTCTGGCAACCCGAAGTAGACAAAGCAGGTAATGGTATGGCAGTGATTCGTTTTCTGCCATCACCCGCAGTAGATGGTGATGAAGCATTACCGTGGGTTCGTTATTGGAATCACGGATTTCAAGGACCAGGTGGTTGGTACATCGAAAACTCGTTGACCACTCTCAATCAAAAAGACCCTGTATCGGAGTATAACTCTGTTCTGTGGAACTCAGGTATTGAAGCAAACAAAGAAATCGCACGTAAGCAGAAACGCCGTTTGACGTACATCGCAAACATTCTAGTAGTCTCTGACCCCAAAAATCCAGAGAACGAAGGTCAAATCAAACTGTACAAGTTTGGTAAGAAAATCTTCGACAAAATCTCAGAAGCAATGAATCCAGAGTTTGCCGATGAGACACCACTCAATCCGTTTGACTTTTGGGCTGGTGCTAACTTCAAGATCAAGATTCGTCAAGTCGAAGGTTATCGCAACTACGACAAGTCCGAGTTTGATAAACCATCCGAGTTACTTGATGGTGATGACAAGAAGTTGGAAGCACTGTGGAAGAAAGAATACTCTCTCAAAGAGTTTGTTGACCCAAGTCAGTTCAAGTCTTACGATGTATTGAAAGCAAAGTTGGATAAGATTCTTGGTCTGGACGGTGTTGTACCAGTAACGACTAAGGCAGAGGATACTTTTATTGCATCAACGAAGGCATCCACTACACCAAGCTTGGATGAAGATGAGGACTTGGAATACTTCAGGTCACT